CATGCTCTACATAAGATGCATATTCATACTGATCCATATCTAGCTGTTCCATTGCTGGTTGATGGTATGTCTGGTCTCCTCCTGGAAGTGGCGCTTCCTGCGGTCCGCTCTCTGGCCCAGACATTGGAGGCTCTACGGCTCCACCTTGCTGATATCCTCCGATATATCCACCTTCATTTTTATTCCACCAGGGTGCATCTGGATTTGCGGCCTTAGCGGCGCCAGCCCTCTCCATTGCACCAGCTTTCCACTCTTCCTTTTCCCTCGCACTGCGATCCCAAGGAAGTTCTGGCACTTCAGAATATTCAAGTCCAGCATATTCAGATTCTCCAGGCCAGCTCTTTACTGGAGCAAATTGGCCTTGACCTCCTTGTGCCTGTTGAACCTGTTGTGCCCGTTGCATTTGTTGTATTGCAGCCATCGCCATTAAAGACTTCATTTCGTCGCCACTCTTAGACTTTTCTCCGAATATGGACAAAACATCTTTGACCACCTGTCCGCCGTTTTGATAATTCATAACCTCTCCTCCGTTTTGATATCCATTGATATAGCCCCCTTCTTGTTTAAATAAATGTGGCAGGTTGACTTTCATGTATTCTAATCCTTCGTATGGTCCTTCCCCCCATTTTTCAACCTGTCCTGGAACTGGAGATTTACCAATGTTAGATGCCATCGCTTCCCGCCATTTATCATATAATGGCGTTTCGTCCATGCTAGACGCCATCCCTTCCCGCCACTTGTCGTATAGAGGGGTTTCAGAAACGAAGGGTTCAGCCCCCTTAATATCTTCTTCCATTGAGAGTCTCGTCATCTTTCCTAAAACCTTAGACCAGTCTGTCTTTTCTTCCCCTTCAATGTCAAATTCTTCTGTGGCAATATCTACTCCATATTTGCCTTCCATCGCCTCATAGACATCATCGGTTCCGAGCATACCTCGGATATGCTCTTTAAACTTCATTTGGTCATCATGTGAATATTTGCGTTCTTCTGGTTCGGGCTTAGGTTCGGCGGTAGCGGCTACCCCCATAAATGGCTGTTCTCTCAAGCTTTCAACTTCATGTTCTTTTTTAGACGGACCTTCAAGTTCTGGGTTGCCAGCAGCATAGGCTTGTGGCATTTTTTTCTCTAACCACCCTCCCCTTGGCATCGTCCCAGTTTTTTGCATCTGGGCTAATTGTTCTTCTTCAGTCCATAAGAACGGATTTCTTACACCAGTCTCCCCCTCTATCGTTTTAGCCCTTGCCCGATTCTCTTTTTGTCCCTTAAAAAAATTTCCGAGCATACCGACAAGACCACCCTTTTGATATCCGTTTACATATCCGCCCCCCTTGTAATCTTTTTTAGGTTTATAACCTTTTTTAGAGGCATAGCGTTTTTGAATATCGGCCATTTCTTTCTCATGTTTTTTCATAAGTTTGGCTAATCGCTTTGCGACGGTTTTACCAAGTGCACCCTGAGTCCTTAATAAACCATATCCACTCATTACTCCGCCAATTGGTGAAATCATTTCAAGCAGCTCTTCTGATGTCATAGCTTCTGTAGGTTGACCAAATATATTTCTGCCAGCTGGTATAATATAATCTTTAGCCTTTCCACCCTCTTGATATCCCATAGGGGACTTGGCGTTCTCTAACAGCGCCATATCGCCGAGTCTGTCTACATTGTTTAGCATCTGTAATTTTTCTGGACCAATCTGATCCGCAGCGTCTTTTCTAATGACAAATTCGCCTGGAGTAAGCATTGCGGGTACAGTATCAGTGCTTTGACCTCTCACATCTCCTCCGTCAGCCATTCCTTGAAATTTTTCATCCCAATATTTAGATTTTTCCTCATATTGCTCTTTTTTGCCAGCCCAATGTGCTTGTAACCATAAATCTTTTGCATCTCCGCTCTCCAGCGCTCCCATTATCATTTCTCTCTTCGCTCTTGGGTTTTCTGCAAAGTTTGCTAATAATAGTTCCTCCTGCTGCTCTCTATTTAATGTAGTTGCATCATCGGACTCTTTTGCAGCAGAAATCCACTCGGGGATTCTTTTACCTGATGCTGTATAAATATTTTTAGTCCTTTGTAGGGCTGTCTGAAAGGCCCCAGAACCTTTTTTTGTTTCAAACTGAAAATATCCACGACCTGGGCCACCCTCCGATTGAGGGACATTCATATCATCAGACTCTATCATTGCAATTTGGCTTGCAAGACCACCAATCTGATCAGGAGAGGCTTTATACTTATCGGCAAACCATCTTTTAATAAAACCTGGCTCTACCTTGCCTCCATCTTGATAGTTTCTATAGTATGTCATTTTCCACTAAATCTTTAGGTATATCCAACTTTTTGTATTAAATTCAAAAAACGGCTACCGTGCGTTTTTATGATAAAGGGTCTCACACGACACAAAAATAAAACCGCCAATCGCTGTCTTCTAAACCCCCAGAGCCAGTAGTCTAAGCTTTCTTCTGGGGGTTTCTGTTAAATTAACCCGTCTAATATAAACGAGTTAATGAAAATACCAAACCTTATTTATTAAATTTTTGCGCCAGTAATCCAGTTGTATACTTTGTTCATTGGACGGCTGTTCAAAGTCTCAAGTTCAGCGTCAAGTTCGTCCATTTTCATTTTTTTGCTCCTTGGAGGTCTGGCATAGTAATCTGCGTAATAGAGCGCATCGAGAATATCATCATGTCTTGGCTTCGGATGTTCAAACACTTCATCCACCAATTCAGTCATTTCTTCTCTAACATATAATTTTTTACTGTTTATCATTGGACCAAGCGAGGTTTCAAGCCTGTCTTGCTTTTTTATACCTGGCGGAGGCTTAACCCCTTTGAATATCCCAGGCATCAGCCTTCTTTCGGTTGCCGACAGTCTAGTGACCATATCCCTGACCATTTCCTGTGCAGCCACCGTTTCAATCGTCACTCGCTTAACTGGGTGATATTTCTTTGTCATTTCTATAATTTTAAGCGGAACATCGAAAGTTGGTATCCTTTCTCTGAAATATTCCAAAACATACCGATTATTGTTTGAATCAACGGCAATAACCAGAATAACCTGATAATCCGAGGTTGCTGATGCGGTTGCGGCTAGATCAACGCCGATATATACATTAACTGGAATTGCATTGTCCCTGTCTGCAATATACCCAAATTTGTTTTCACACTTGTATTCATACGCATGATGCTGTATGCGGTCAATCTTGAATGCCGCAGATCCTATATCTCTAGCATCATTCATATACTCCTGAGCAAACTTGTTTACAAGACCAGCTCCGATAAACTCTTTTTTCTTCGTTTTCAACTTTGCAAGAGGAAACTGGTCTGACCAAGCTGGCTTTCCGTCCATGATGGCTCTCATAAAGGTCAAGTCCCAAGTATAGCTTGTCCCGTTTTTCTTTGCTTTGTTATATCCGTCGCATATCATCTGTAAAAAACTGTCAAAGTGTACAATAGTCCCAGAAAGCCATATCCAGCCTTCATTACCTGGTGTTTCCTCTAAAGCAGGATAAACCGTCGAAACTACCCACTTTTTGATCTCCGCTCTTCTTTCTGGTGTTTTTGTGTTCAATTCAGACTCAAAGTCGTCTAAAATGATGCCAGTATACCTTACATCCACCTCTGCACGGCCCCTCAGCCTTTGATTGGTACCCTTTGCTATGATTCTGTCCCCTTTTGCAGTAACTAAATCTTTTTCTGTCCACCTTTTGCCAATGCTACCGCCATCAAGGTTTCCGAAATAATATTTGATCATCTTGTTCTCTTCAAAGTGCTGGCGAATATATTTGATGTGATCAATGGACTGCCCCTGTTCTTCGGACACCCAAGCGAAGAAATGCTGCTCATCTTCTCCAGAAAAGCAAAATTTGTGCATAATTGCTGCTTTTGCCAGAATTGACTTACCAAACCCACGGGGAAGTATATTACAGATCCTTTGCCCAGGAGAGGTGGATATCAACTTTTCGGCAACGGTATGGTGAAATGGTGGGGATTTGCTCTTTTTCAAAAAATCTTTCGGTAAAAACGCCCTCCCAAAGAAAATAAGGTCTTTATACGCCCTTTGTAGAACCTCGTCCTTTTCAGCCATTACAGCTGGCGGCATAGTTATATTGAAGTCAGCCTTTTTTGTGTGCACCTTTTTTCCAACTTGTTCGTATGACATAATTAATTTTTCCCCATTTCTGTTTCTTTGGATAACTCGGATAGGACAACCTGTTTACACTTACGAGCAGTTTCTGCAAGGCAGTTTTTCCTTTCCATATGTGGGAAAATCGTCATAATAAGTAATTGAACCAGCATCAACGACATCTTTATAATATTTAGTGTCATAACAACGACGGCACGAAGGACAAAACTTAATCGTTTTATCGGTGATTTTTCCATCCCAAGTTGAGTCTTCTCTGCTTTCTACCTTGGACCCACTACTTATCACCTGCTCCAATATCGTTTTTGTCTTTAAGCTCTGGGTTTTTTTCAAACTCCTTCAACCTTTCCTTAGTGAATCCAGTGAATGTCTGTCCGAGCACTGAAAGTGTCTGTGTTTTTTCCTTTGGCATCATGCCTCTCAGTTCGGCAGCAAGCTTAAGATAGTTGAATTTCACCGAACCTCTCTCCGCACCGATGCTTTCAAACATCTCTTCAAGTATAAAATCCTCTGTTAGGTTAAGTTTGTCCATTTTATCTGCTAATTTTTCATCCACAATCTTTTTTATCCTTTTCTGTTTAAGCAGCCAGGTTGACCTTTCCCTGGCGTATTCAACATTGTTTGTTTTAAAGAGGTGCATATAGGCCACTTCTTTAGGTACATAGCCAAAAATCAGGTTCACAAACATAATTTCCATCTCATTGGGGACCTCTCTGTCACTATCGTCCCATGGATATTTTTTGGAAAAGCTATAAACTGTCTTGTGTGGTTCACCTGAAATAGGGTTATTACCTTTATACGGTCTAAATTGACCAAGGGGAGTGCGTATATAGGGAGAACTCTTCCCAATTCTTCCTTTTTTGACCACCTGGCTCATTACGCCATTGCGAGCCTCTACCCAATCTCCCTCTTTTGCGGTCCCCGCATCTGAAATACTTGCATTTTTATGGACTTTTAGCAAATCTGCCTTATTTTTGTAGACATAATGGATTTTTCCCTTAATTTTCCTATGGAACACGGGGTCAGCGCACCCGACCTCATGATCATTGTAATGATCTAACTCTATATCCCCCCGACTAACCCCTGTTTCCATCTACCTCGTCTCCCCATACAAAACATTTACCTTTCTGTATTTCGATTGTTTCAACTTGGAAGTTCCCATTGCTGTGCCATGTGATAATTCCAAATGCATGATTCCAATTATGTAGTCTGCCTTTCAGCCATTTGTTTTTTTCGGCAGACATATTCTTAAGGCACCCAAGACTCCAAGCACCGATAGTACCGCTATCCAACTTAGTAAGAGAATGGCGCTGTATATCATGAACATGACCATAAAGGATGTTGCTGCCATAAGCCTCAAGATGTTTTTTAGCGTGGTATACCGTTGCATAGGCGCCATGTATAAAGTTTAACTTACCTAACTTTAGGGGTTTGTTATAACCGTAAAAGTGATATCCCCGTTTTTTTAGGTTACAGCTCTCTTTAAAGGCAAAATGCCCCATATAGGGGTATCTTTCTACGAATCGATTGGTCCAATCGTCGTGATTGCCCTCAAGCATATACCTATTCGTACATTTTACTTTATCCAGGGCCTTATCGAACAGATCTAGACCCATGTTGACATCATCGATGTCTTTTTCGATTATCGGTATCTGATATTCCAGAGGTGGCTGTTTCTTACCTTTCCACTTCCACGCTGAAACTGACTCCCATTCGCCGACATCACCGAGATTTACGAAAGAATCAGGTCTTACGATCTCGATTGCGGCTAGAACGCAGTTTACGGCGGGGGCATCGTGGAGAGGAAAGTGCTGATCTGGAACAACAATTGCAAGTTTAGGCTTCGGCCTCATGTGGTATGTGGTATCCTGTGACTAAAAGAGGTATCTCTATGTTTCTAATGGTGTCCAGAAGTTCTTCTAAGACTTCTGGGTCGCCACTTTTTTCAAATATAAAGGCCACTCTTTTTAGTTCAATCAGGCTTTCACCCAGACTTTGTTCCGTTGGTAGTGGATTTTCCACCATTTTTATCCTGTTTGGCATTTTTCTTTTCAGCATCCTGATCTTCAAGGGATTTAGATGGCAGTTGCCTGGAAAGCTGACTCTCATAAGTACTTCTTGCTACTTCCAAAAAGTGTGCTTCCTTACGAAATTCACTTATCTTTCCATTTAACTCGTTAATGACGACAACAGCAGTCCGTGCATCGGCACTTAGACTGTCTATATCGTATCTTTTACCATCTACTTCTATCGTTTGTATATCCTGGCTTGGCATCAATTTGTCTCCATTTATTGGTTTTCGAAGTTAGTTCTTAAATAGTAGGCGGAGCAACAGGGAATTTCTTTTTTTTTAATTTTTTTTGTTTTGCAAGGTATAAAGCTATCTTTTCCCTACTATAGTATATACTATATAGTAATAACTATAGTATACTATTGTAAGTACAAGATAGTTAATACTATAATAATATTATATACTATATAAGAAGATTTAATACAATAACCAAGATAACTATATTTCTTTCTCTTTTTGGTTACTTTTTCTCTTTCTTTTTTTTTTACAAACCGAATAACATCAAATTTTTAGAAAAAAATTATATTTAACAGACTTTTTAAACAATTCCACAAAATCGCCAAAAATCTAAAGGCGAAGGTTGGCTTTTGCTTTACAACTTTTTCATAGTTGCTGTCAAGGTACAGCAAGAACACCACCCTTACGCTACCTTAAGGTACTGTCAACGCCGTATAAGACACCCATTCTAAGGCTTCTTAAACGGCGTACCTTAACTTTTTAACCCACTTCTAAAATTTTTACAAAAAATATATGTGATTGTGTCTGTAGCTCTTTCTTTTATTGGGTGGGCGGGTTCAATTGGGTTTTGTGAAATGCTTTTGGTGTTGAAAAAGTGATTCCCGTTTTGGTTGGCGTTCAATGTTCGATCCGCTCCCCGCTCACTTGCTCCGCTCAAGACTTGCTCCGCTCGCTGGCTCACTATATGCGTTGATGAGATCCAGTCTCAATAGTAGTAATAATATAGTGGGTACGCAAATCGGCTAAATACGGGCGTTTGTTGCTCCAGGCGGGGTGATGTCTGCCTATTCCAGGAAACCAGGGATTTGACCCCATATAGAGGCTCCTGGACCTATTCCCTTGATCCTACCTATTAAACCTATAATTATGTCAATTTACCCCAACATCACCCAAACAAGTAATTGTAAATAAATGAAATACTTGGGAACTTTTATGCGTATATTCTGTGTAAGGGTAAGATGAATAAAACAACAAATCAAATAAGGGACAGAAATAATGAATAACATAAAAGTGAAAACAAAAACATGGATTGGGTTGGGAAGATTTCTTGAAGAAAGGTGTCCGTCAAATGGCAAAAGAGTAGAGGTTAAAAAAGGCAAACACAAAGGAAAAATAGGAATTGTATTTTGGCACGGTAAAGACCGCTTTAAATATTCGAGTCGATATGATAGTCCTGTTAGTAAATGGACGAAGGATTTAAGTGGTATTTCTGGATTTAGATGCGGGGTTGATTCTGAAGGGGATAAATTTTTTGTGAGTGCAGAAGATGTGGAGGTCAAATAATGAATAAAACAGATGCTATTTTAACAATTGGTTCAGGATTGAGCCAGACCTCAAAAATGCCTTGCTATTCCTTCAATTTATCGGCTCTGCATTGTAAAACGGGGTCAAAGCTTGCTAAGATAAAAGGGTCGGTCTGTGATGGGTGTTACGCTCTAAAAGGCAATTATGCAAGATATAAACACCCCCTTAAAATGATGCCGAAAACAGATAAAATTAACCATCCTTTATGGGTTCCTTCAATGGTATACCTAATAAATCATCAAGGCAATCAAAGAGATAAAGGCTATTTTAGATGGCACGACTCAGGGGATATTCAAAGCCTCGAACATCTAAAAAAGATCGTAAAAGTATGTGAATTGACTCCAGATATTAAGCATTGGTTGCCCACAAGAGAATATAAAATTGTACGGGATTTTCTTTTTTGGGAAGAATTCCCCGATAATTTAAATGTCAGGCTCTCGGCTCATATGATCGATAAATTGCCCCCAAAAATGCGGGGTGCGTGTGGATCCACAGTTACCAAAGATAGAGCCCCATTAGGGCTAAATTGCCCCGCAAATACCCAAAATGGGCAATGCTTAGATTGTCGGGCCTGTTGGGATAAAACAAAAAAGGTAATATCATACAATTACCATTAAACATAAATAAAATGCCTTAAACGGTTTTCGGTGGGTTCGATTCCCACCCAAGGCACTCACCTAAAAAGGGACAAAAAAACAGATCCTGTAGCGGGACCAGTACGCC